CAAGTTCCCATTCCGTTCCGTTCCAAAAATACAGATGACCGTCATGTATCGCGATGTTCTCGCCTGTTGCAGGCGTTACGGGTAGCGTATCGTATTGCTGTATGCCTGCGACGAGTTTATACTGCGTTTGCATCTGGTCAAGATTTGCCTTGTTGACTGGCGTGACTCCGTTGACCCAAGTCACCTCTGTATAAGTATTGTCTGTCATGCCTTGACCTCCGTGTCGATTAAGTTAACTATCTCCATTTTTATTTTGCGGACCTGTCTAACAAAAGGTATCTCAATAAACTTCGCTTGCCCAACAATGTGATAAAATTTGAAATTTTCGTGCTGCACCGCTGCATATTTCATAGGCGATGACAGCTTGAGCTTCAGCGTCCTGTCGGTACGGAGTATCGAGTAGTTAATTGAAAATCTAAGCATACCCGTATCAACGGGTGTCAATACCTTCGCATCCCTTTCTATCGCTGCACCGTTGCGATCAAGTATCTGCTCGCCATTGTCCATGAGACGCGAACCCATGCGGCGGAGTATCTCCGCCATCTTCTTCGGCGGGATGTCCGTGCTATCAATGCGTATCATTGGATTATGACCTCCTTAGCAATGATGTCTCCGTTGCGGTCTTTGATAACATTGAGCGTTCCCGCGATCGGGCCGATACTGTAATCAGGTAGAGTTAAACGGTCCTCTATATCCGTAGGGTCATCCCCCGGCAGAAGTATGACATATCCGACGTTGGTAATAATATCTCCGTAGGCTCCCATAGTGCGTCCCTGACGAACGGTCACCTTGCATTTGCTGATGCGTGCCGTTCCGAGCACGGGCTGTCCGCCGTCCTTGGTGTATGATATAACGGGTTGAATGGTAACGCTGTCGGTCATCGAGTTACCGACGATCTCCGATAACGGGGAAACGGCCATGCGGTCACCTCACTGTCTTGCCGGATCTGATATGACGTATGTACATATCAATCCTGTTGTTTGATGATAGGACGGTCGTCCTCAGCGAACTGTCTGCAAGCGCCTTCAATTGGTCTACAGTACTCGACAGCGCTGTTCCCATCGACAGACCACCTACACTCAAGGATTCGGGTTTTATTCCCCTTACATCCAAATTGTAACGCACATTCGCCTGCGCCATGTACTTGACTGCAATGTCGTAAGCATCCCCTGCACCTGATGCACCGTACCTGGCGCAGAATGCGGTGCAGTACTCCTCGGCCATCGTCAGGGCCTCTTGAAGCATCGTATCATCTATAACGTCCGTCGTTACACCTATCTGGTTCCTTATCTCGACAAGTGTGACGCTCATTCTCTCATGTCTCCCGTCATGCCCTTCGTCGGTACGATGCGACGTTCATCCACCAGGTGCTGCGTTGTGAACTGCCCGTTCGGTATGTCTGCGACATAACGGTACGTCTGCGGGTCCTGCGCTCCGAGACCGTCTGTCGGGGACGTGTCCGTCCATCGTATAAGTTCTGGGCTTAGCCTGTTTCGATTGATGATACCTTGGTCTTTCAGCGGCTGGTATTGTTTGGATAGGCATCCGTGTTCACGCATCGTCAGTTGCATATTCTCGCCCGGTGGTTGGGGACGGATATACCGCCGTCCTCGGTCGTTCTCACGTCTATGCTGTTCTCACGATCTGCCTGATCGCGCCTTTGTTGTTGCGTGCCGTCTTGACAGCATCGACAGGTGCTACATAGCAGAACCTTGAGATCAGAACAGGGTTCGTTATCCATTTGACAATATTTTCGAACTGATCGAATTTCATGTCTTCGCGCAGACCGATCTTACCGGCCTTGGTGGAATCTATGACGAGTGCACCTGCATCGCCTGCTGTGGTCCATCTCCAATCCGTCGCCGTCGTAGGGGTGATGCCGGAGCGTCCGAGCTTCATGCCGCCCCATTTGGCCAGGATGTTGGTATTTGCGACCCATTCCTGTGCGATGGGGTTGTACGAAGGTATGAACGATGCCATGACATTCGCGCAGAATATAGGCTCCATGATAGCCGCATCGGGTCTGTATCCCAGACCCCCTACGGCTCCCTGACCTGCGATGAGACCTTTCAGCGCATCTGCCGCGGTCGCCGCCGCCGACGTTGTGGCGTGGGCATTGTCTATCAGACCGTTGATGGCCACGCTGTCAAGCGTGAGCTCCATCGTTCCGCCCATCTCTTTCAGTGCCGAGGCAAGCAGGTCGCCCTGAGCATCGGCCAGAAGCTCTCCCGCGATACCGCAGGTGAGCTTATAGGACTTGGCTTCCGCCTTGCCCTTTCCGATCTCCTGCGCGAGATCGTATGCCTCCGCACCGTATGCCGATGCAGGGACCGTACCGCGAGCAGTGAAGAACGGCATGGTCTCCGTTTCGGAGCGCATCTGCACGACGGGAAGTATATCCCTCGCGCAGGTGTATGCCATCGCACCTTCCATTATCGAATCCATCACGAGTATGGGTGCGATACCGGAACCTGCGATGGTCGACCCTGCCGTACCTGCTCCCAAGAAGTCCGCGGTTGCCTGTTTGGCAAAGCAGACCCCGCCTTTGGAGTTGACCGCAAGACCTACCATCTCCTTGGGGAGGCAATTCGCAAGTCTCTCCGCGGTCGCCTTGCTATAACTCAGAGGCTCGCCTCTGTCGCTATTCCTGACGAGCATCGAAAGCATCGTGGACGCTTTCATGTGCGAGTACTGATTAACTTCGGGGCACATGTCTGCTGCAAAAAATGTTTCCTTGACTATGTTAGCTGATGAATCTGCCATCTTATGTCGCCGCCTTTGTTACGATGCCGGGTGCAATTCTTACGCGCCCTGTTCCTCCGCCTACAATGGTGTCTATCGCATATCCGACGATATACGCGGTCGCTGATCCCGTACCTCCGGCGATGACCGCCCCTGCGTATGTGTAGGGTGTGAGCCCTGCGCCCGGGTCTATCGCTGTCGATGCGTCTCCATTCGCTACGTATGCGATACCGGTAACACGCACCGTGATAAACTCTCCGGCCCCTGCGTCGCTTATCGCGACACCGACGGGAACGGTAGCGTTCGTCGCGGTTGTAGGTATTACCTGCTCTTTATCTGTCCCGTCGAATGTAACCACCTGTCCGGCGAGTACAGCCGACTTTGCCGTGAACGTCAGATCGTCTGCGTACACTCCCTGTATAACTTTTCCCTTGAGATCGGGAAACGCACTGATTGCTGCCATATCTAATACACTCCTCTCATCGAGGCACGGGACAGGTTACCTATGGAGCAACCGAGCTCGACCTCTGATGTGTTGTCCTTCTCTTCTCTCTTCGGCACGGGCAGCCCGTTATTCGCGGTCTGTTTGCCGAATTGCTCGAATTGCGCCTTGAGCATGGCGTGTTCCTGTTTAAATTTCTCGAATTCGGTCTTCATCGTCTCCGGTACGGAGTACGTCTTCATGCCGCCGCACGCAAGCAGAGCTTGCTGTATGCGACCCATGTTGGTCGCTGTGGCGATCTCGTCGACGCTTGACTTCATCGTTTCTTCGATGAGATCCTTCGTTCCGGGGACGACCTGGTCGAGAGCCTCGGCGAGTATCATGATGAGTTTGGGCTCGATGCCCTCTTTCATCTCTTCCTCGTGTCCCTCGTTGTTGACCTCTTCGGTCTTTGTGTCCGCTTCTCCTTTGAGAGCGGACGGGTCCTTCTTTTCTACTTCTTCCATATTTTCCCCTCCCGCGTTAGATGCGGGCTGTCGTTCTTCTTGCTTAGCGTAAGCCTTGATACGGCACGTGGTGCATGCCCCTTCGTCCACCAGCGCAAGGCCCGTGAACACGATATTCGTCACCGTGCCGTTATTGTCCATCTCTAATTCCGTCTCCGCGGACACAGAGCTTATTCCCCCTTCCGCCTCGGGTGTCTGGACTAGTTGTCCTGCAGACTTGGATTCGCTGGAGCGCTGATGCAGATAGAGGTCTCCCACCACTGCACCTCCTGCTATCGATGGATCGTAATGAGGGTCCCTGACGACGCCGATCTTTTCGGTCGCATCACGAGGTGATCCTCCGGGATGCCTCGTCCATATGCCGTAGGACATCCAATTGGATGCGCACTTCATCAGCACGTCCGGCGAGAACCGTGTGTATATGCCCTGCATGGCAGTCCACTCCCCGCAGGCCATGATCGGGACATTCTTGACAAGTAATCCTCCGTCCTCCGTGGGGACGAAATCCCCAACCGTTATGTTGTAGTACGCTTTCATATTGCCTCCAGCCATGCGACGATGCGCTTCTTTGGTGATAGGATGTACGCGCTGAACTCCAGGTCACTATCCTCACCGGGTATTATCGGGTACGGAATGCAACGGCAGTTTGGGTGTATGGGTAGCGGCGGTGGAGACGTATATCGGCGGAATTTGTTGCCGTCCAACGCAGCCTTCATACACTTCTCGCAGAGCCTCCCGTCCTTTGTAGGGTATATGTTGTACTCCGTAACGCCGGACCGCTGATAGCGGTTCACGGCGATGTCGTTGAACGTCTTGGCCATCGTCGTTCTGGCGATGGTCTCCGCACGATTCCTGGATTCTCCTGTCGCCTCTGTTATCATTTTGCCCATGTCCTTGGTACCGAGGCCCCTTCCGATAGCATCCGTGATCGCTCTGGAACATTCCGCTCTGGCAGACGCTGTCAATGACTTGACATCATTGGTCACGTTCACTTCTATAGCGGACACCACATCCCCATCAATACCTTGGGGGCCTAGCTCTATACCCATCCTTCCGAGCAGTCTGTCGGTACGGGTCATGGACTTTGATACTGTCTTATTTACAGATTTGAGTTCGGAGATCAAAAGTCTGGACTGTGTGTCCCCTTCGATCTCCTTGGACAGGATGACATCAACCTCTACAGGGTCGGTCACTTCTCTGTTGATGATGCTGGCGGTAGCTCTTGCGATGCCGTCCGAAATTATCCTGCGCATCTCTGAAGCTTGCGCATCCTCGTCGGAACGCAATCCTGACGGGTCGCGTTTATTGAGTGCCACCATTCTGTCTGCCAGAGGTGCCACCTCCTTTGATAAGTTCCATTATTTTTGTAGCGAAGCCATCCGTTCCATCGTCATCGTACTCTCCCTTCTTAGGATGCTTGCCGAGGATGGATGCCATCTCTGCCTTGGAGGATATGGCATACGGGTCCATCGGGTCAATGGCTGCGAGAGCCTGGACATACTGCACTTTAGATAGCTGTGCCTCAGGATCCGCATTGTTGAATTGTATCTTTATGTCGCCCGATCTAAGACCTAACGACGGCAGTACCTTTGTGTCCAGGTATTGCGTCTGTATAGCACGGGCAATGATCCCGCATTCCGCTTCGATGCGATTGTAGTACATGGAACGTGTGACCTTCGCGGTAGCCTCGCTGTTGTCTGTCAATCCCAACGATGAGCGTGGCATACCGAGCGATACGGCTAGCTGCTGCAATGCAAAGTCTGTATATGTTTGAACTTGGGGCACGCCGCCCTTGTCCAGTTCCTTTATGGCCATCCCCATCCCCGACGTGAGTTCTGACCCGGGAGACAGGTCCGCCGTCACGCCTTCAATGCGCTGCGGAATGTCCGCAGGCGTCAGGCCGTTCTCGTCCTTCGTGATCTCCATGTCATATTTGGGATAACCGTGACGCCAGATGATGTTCACTGCCGCCTTGGTGATGTCGCAGTAGTCCTTTAGCGGCTGCCATGCGCGAGCTATCTGCGATATGCCCAGATCGATGATGGATGAAGTAAATGACAAATGGACACATTGGTCCAGAGACAGAGATGCCTGCACGCGGTCGTTGTTCTTCGGGTCTATCTGCTCGAAGCCGTCAAGCCAGCCTTTGTCGTCCCGCTTGGGCATGAGATTAATGCTTGATACCGGAACAAGTTTATAACGCCCATCGTTTGTTTTTGCGACCTCGCAGATTCCGTATCCATGTTTTCTCGTTTCCATGGCCATCGCGCGCATTGCAGGTTCGAGATCCATGTCATCGAGATACCTCTGCACTTCGGCAATGGCGTCGTCGCCGTCCTCCATGTCCCCGATCAGATTATAACCTTGCGCGAATAGGTCGTTCGTCTGCGCATCTATCAACGGGCCGATGACTGTCGTAGCGTAGGCATTTTCCCATTCCCAATGTGCCTGTAACGTTTTGTGCCTTACTTGAAAAGATGTGGTCCTCTGTCTGTCATCGGCAGTGCACACGACCGATACCATGCTCTTAGCGGGCGGTATGTAGTTCGCCGCACGCTTCCGAGAGAAAAGACCCATGTTTATTAATCAATGTACACGGTTATATATTTAACGTCGAAGCTTAACTAATCAAGGCAGATATTAAATAACCTTTAAACGGATTACAATATGTGTCCGAGGAGAGCAATACCGTCAGACGTTCTTTGTCGAAGATCGTCTGTTCCGTCATCGTCCTGATATT